CGAGATCAAGCCGAGCGCACTTTGCCTGATTTTGACGGTGATGAAAATTTGCCGATCTGAGCACTCGCCGCATGAAAGAGATCATGGCGACGACGGTGTTAATTATTTAGCGCTTGCACTCGAATTTCGCCGCCGCGGTCTTTAGCCCCTGCCGCGTCGGCGGGGTCTTCGTACCGGATGAGCTCGTCGGCTGCCTCAAGGAGGGCGGCGATGACTGCCTCGCGGGTCTGGCCTGCAAACCGGCGAAGGCAAAAATGAAGTATTTGTTTAGTCAACATTATCCGATTATGGCAGCATCATTTTTAATGTCGCCTGTCAATTTGACACCCGCAACCACAACTGCTCGGCTGCGTCGAGTGTGGACTTTCGGAAGCCGAAATTTCGTATCCAGCGCTCGGAAAATGTTGAGGCCGCCAGGGGATCTGATGCGTCAAAGCGGTATAATGCGTAGCGATACAGCATGCTCACGAGTTGCTTGACGCAGTGGGAAACCATCCAGGAACCGGTCGGCGCGACGTAACGCTTTTGCGATTTTGCGCAGGCGACGATATTAACCAGGCCGGCGTGCTCGGTATCGTTGATCAGGCGCCTGGCCGAAGTTTCAGACGCGCCGTACGAGAGCGCCTGGCCGACGATGTCTTGCCGCGTGGCGTGCATTGTGAAATCTCCAACCTCAAGCGCCGCAGTTCGGCGCAACAGCATCAAATAACGCGACGGGCTGCGATAGTCGACGCGCACCCCGCCAGTCGAAGCGCGATACCCAACGAGCATGGTGGCGATTTCGACGCGCTGCCAATCGAGCAGGCTGCTGAGTTGCGGTGACTTGCGGGCAAGGTCGACAACCATTTGGAACTGCTCGATGAGCGGCCGGTCGCGCCTGAAGTTGGCCTGGGCCTCTTCGAGCAGCGCGTCGACGTCCTCAGTCACCAGCGGCTTGATCTCCTCGATAAACGTCGAGACGTTTCGAGCTCCTATCAATCTCATAGCCTCACTCCCAACTGCCTCAAAAGCTCTACCGTCGGCATTTCCAGAAAAATGGCGAGGCGCTCGATCTCGTCGATCTGCACTCGGCGTTTGCCGTCGAGCATCCTCGAGACCTGTGCCTTGTCGAGTTTAATCGTTTTTCCCAGATCAGTCTGGGTTTTTCCGATCTCGATCAGCCTGTGTCTGATCCATTTGTTGTTAGTCATCGATCGCTCTCCCTGGTCGGTTGTATCCGACACCTTTCCTTTTAGGCCGTTGTTGTGATAATGTCAAGCCTGATAGCGCGGTTCTGCATGTGCCTGCGCTCTCCCAGAGCGGCACCACTCCCGGCCGCTCGGCCCTCGGCGGTGGGCTCCATCACCTGCCGCCGGGGGTCTTCTTTTTTCTTTGATGTTGTGATAATCTCAACAGATGGTGAAAAGGTTCTATGTCTACTCGCTGTCAGACCCTCGCACCTTGCAGGTTTTTTATATCGGCAAGGGTACGGCCGCGCGCCGCGTGGCACATAGCCACAAGGTCAAGCTCAAGGCCGACGACATGACGGCCAAGGCGGTGCGTGTGCGGGAGATAATCGACGCGGGCCATGAAGTGATTTCGACCATCATCGAGAAGTTTGAGAATGAGGCTGACGCCTACACCGCCGAGCAAGCCCTGATCGATACGGTCGGCCTGGAGAACCTGACAAATTCGAACGTCGGCGGCGGGGGAGACCGGGCCCGCGCGACCAAGGCCGGCAGAGCGCTGACGCCGAAACAGGAGGCATTCGCCAGGGCTTACATCGAAACCGGGAATGCCAGCCAGGCCTATCGAGATTGCTACGATGTCGGTGAAAACACAAAGCCTGAGACTGTTTGGCGGAAGGCGCAGGAGCTTCTCGCCAACGGCATGGTTACGGCAAGGGTAAGCAAGCTCCAGAATCGTTCTTTGAAACGTCACGATATCACCATCGATAGCCTGACCGATCGATTTGAGGCGGCTCGAGAGCTTGCCATGGATACGGCCCAGCCTGGTGCCGCGGTGCAGGCGACCAACGGCCTGGCCAAGGTGCACGGCCTGCTGGTCGAGCGCCGGCAGCATGAAGGCGGCGCTGCGCCAGTCAAAGTGGAGGTGGTCACTGGTGTCCCGCGAAATCCAACAGATTAACACAGGCTACGAGCCGCACGCTCACCAGGCGGAGATACATCAGCGGATGCGCCGGTTCTCGGTTTTGGCGTGCCACAGGAGGTTTGGAAAGACCATACTCGCGGTCAATACGCTCATAAACGCTGCACTAACGACTGACGATGGTCAGTTTGCCTACGTTGCGCCTTATCTGAAGCAGGCGCGGCAGATCGCCTGGGATCTCTGCATCACCTATTCGAAGATGATCCCGGGCATGGACTACAACAGATCCGAGGGCGCGGTTCGTTTTGCCAACGGCTCAAAAATCCTGCTGGCCGGCAGCGATAACGACCAGGCTCTGCGCGGCCTCGGCCTGTCAGGCTGCGTCGCCGACGAGATCGCTGACTTCAGGCCAGAGACCTGGCCGGAGGTGATACGGCCGGCGCTATCGGCCGACGGCAAAGGCAGACAGGGCTGGTTCCTGGCGATCGGTACGCCGAAAGGCATGAACCAATTCTACGACCTCTTCGAGCATGCTCGGGCAGATCCAGACTGGTACGCCGGCATGTTTCGCGTCGACGAGACCGATCTCGATTGGCTCAGCGAGGAGGAGATCGAGCTCTCGCGCACCGTGATGTCCGAGGCGCAGTACCGCCAGGAATGGCTGTGTGATTTTGCAGCCTCGGCCGACAACGTCCTGATCACCATCGACATGGTCGCCGAGGCCTGCGCCAGGAACAAGCATGAGATGGATCTGGAAGGCCTACCGAAGATCATTGGCGTCGACGTGGCGCGATTTGGAGATGATCGATCGGTGATACAGCGGCGCTGGGGCATGCTGGCCTATGAGCCAATGGTGCTTGAAGACGTGGACAATATGCACCTGGCCGGCATCGTCGCGCAGCAGATCGATCGCTGGAAGCCAGACGCGACCTTCATCGATGGCGGCCGCGGTGAAGGCGTCATCGATCGACTGCGCCAGACAGGCCATGCAGTCATAGAAGTGCAGTTCGGATCGAAGGCGACCAACCCAAGATATGGCAACAAGCGCACAGAGATCTGGGACGCCATGGCGAACTGGATCAAAGACGGCGGCGCCCTGCCTGGCGATACCGATCTAAAGACCGATTTGGTCAGCCCAACCTATTCGTTCGACGCCGGCAACCGCATGAAGCTGGAGCCGAAAGACAAAATGAAGGAACGCGGCTTGAGGTCGACTGACCTCGCAGATGCCCTGGCCTGCACTTTTGCGCATCCGGTTGTGCCGCATGTAACGGCCAGGCCGCAACTCATCACCGATCATGTGGATTATTTGGAGGCAAGCTAAATGTGTTTCTTTGGCAACAAGAGCTCCCCCGCTCCACCGGCGCCGACACCGCCGGCATTACCGGAGCCGCCGGCACCGCCCGACAAGGTCGAGATCGACGGCAAGAAAGAGATTGTGGCGTCGAAGGCGAAGGCCGCGAAGCAAGACCGTGAGAAGCAGTTGCGGAAAATGAAGGGCCAGCAAAGCACCATCAAGACCGGGCCTCGAGGCCTGCTTCAGGAGCCTGAAGACGTCACCTACAAGAAATTGTTGGGGGCATAACCCATGTGCGGACCAGACGGCGGCGCAGCCGGTAGCGGCAACGAAGGCATCGCCATGGGCGAAATCGACGCAGTGGACAACGAAACGACTGAAACCGACGTCGATGACCCCGGCACCGGCAATGCCCCTGGCGACGACGTAGATGTTGTTTCTGACACAAATCCAAATGCTACACCGGAAGAGGTGGACGAGGCCACTGCTGCGGCTGCTGGGGTAAGCCCCGTCGCCGCTGGCTACGCCGCCGCAGCCAAGAAAAACCCAACCATGATGATGCTCAGCAACATTGTCCCCGGCATGGGGATCCTGAGTTTTGCCGCAGCGTTGGCCAATGCGCCGCATGGCAGCCTGGCCGGCGACGGCAGTTCGGACCCAGACCCTAGCGGTGAGGCCGGGGCCATTGGCGGAGACGATGCCGCCGATGTCGCGGCGGCGGCAAAGGCAGCGGCAGCAAAGAAGGCCGCGGCTGAGAAAGCTGCCGCCGATAAGGCTGCGGCAGAAAAGGCTGCGGCAGAAAAGGCGGCGGCCGACAAGATAGCCGGCGATAAGGCAACGCAGGCAGCCGACGTCAAGGCGGCCGGTGTCAAAGATGATTTCGACACCAAGGCGGCGAGCGCAGCCAAACGGGCACGGCGCCGCGGCCTGGCGGCGAGCACAACCAGCCAATCGACTATCGCAACATCGCCGCGCGGGATTTTGGGAGCGCCGTCATCAATCGTTCGGAAACGGCTGCTAG